GAACCAATAATCAAACCTGCTGGGTTTCTACTTAATGTGAGGTCTGAAGTATTTGTGGTTGGTAGTCCGCCTTCAACAATAGACGGTGAAGAAGCGCCAGAAAGGTAGGCGCTTGGGTCCATCTTTGTTCCGTTTTTACGAACCTCAAAGTGTAAGTGTGCACCGGTAGATTGACCAGAGTTACCGCTGTATCCAACAAGATCTCCAGCTTTAACTCTTGCTCCACCTGGAACTACCTTGCTGCTTAGGTGTCCATAAAATAGTTCAGCGCCGTTTGCATCAACTAACTTTATGTAATTTCCAAAACCTGGTGCATCGTATGGGGTTGCTTCAACAGTTCCATCAGCAACAGCGTAAACCGGTGTTCCTTCTGGCAAACCATAATCAATTCCACCGTGAGGTCTTCCATACGAAGGGCTCTTATTACCGTTAAAAACAAGGTGTCGAACTGCGCCAAACGGACTAGTTATTGAATAGTTACCTTGGAACGGCATTACGTTTGTAGTTCCTACTCCGTAGGATTCAGATCCGCCTTGACCGCCAGGGTTAGAGTTTCTAGCAACACCAACACCGCCTTGAACGGCTCCTACCGCAGTTCCAGCAATAGCTCCAGGTAGACCACCAGCAACAAGACCTGTTAAAGCACCTTGTCCAGTATCAAATGCAAAGTTTCCAACATCTCTTAACCACTCTGGTCCACCATAAGTTTCGTTAAGCCAATCTTGCAGCTTATCCATCCCCATGTAGGTTCCGGCAGCAAGGGCGCCTCGACCCAAAAGCCCAGAAAAACTTTTTGGCATGAACTTGCCAAATTTGCTGAGGAAACTTCCTTTAGGAGCACCTGCCGCACCGCCACCTTTAAAGAAGTTGCGTAGTCCACCGAAGGCTTTACCAGCAATACCAGCGGCTCCGCCACCAAGAATTCCAAGCATGGCAGACCCAGCACCGTTACCAGAAGAACCAACGGTATCTAAGAAACCTTTACCTTCAAGAATTTTTCTAAAAGTGTCGCCTAAAACCCCAGCGTCACGAGCAATGTCAGCAACTTTGTTGCTTGCTGCTGCTAACAACTCGTTTGCTTTTTCAAAACCTTTTAGTACTGATGGTGCAACGGCTTGAGTTGCATTTAGTGATGCTGCGTTTCTTTCACTCATGCTTAATACAGCACTAGTTGTTGCCCCCTCTGCAGCAAGAGTTGATTTATTTAAAGAAGAACCTTTACCGCCAGTTCCGGCAAGCAACATAAGTTCAGAAATAACAGACTGACGAAGAATTGGGTCATTACCAAAATATTGGTTGAGCATTGAGTCAAGAGCATTACCTGGCTGTAATGAAAACGAAATTTGTTCTTTAGTAATTGCGCCTTCGCCAGTTTTACCTTTGTTAAGTACCTTCCAAAGGTCTTTAGCAATATCTTGGAAACCACGCATCATTCCATCTGCGCCACGAACGTTAACGCCAATCATGCGAAGCATGTTTACGTTGTTGCCTTGATTTAATGCGGCTGTTGCCTGCATACCGCCAGACAAACCAACGCCCGGCATTAAGTTAGATATTGCGGCTGCGCTTTGTCCTACTTGATTAAAATTCTTTAATCCAGGCATTATGCCCATGCTTGCGCCAAGCATTGTGGCACGAGCTGCGTCTAAAGGATCGTTTGTAGTACCAGCACGAGCCATTGCCATCTGTGTGGCATTAGCGTTAGATCCTCCGTAAAAACCAAATCGTGATCTTAATAAATCTTGTTCTAAAGTTTGAGCAACAGTAGGAATTCCCTGTAGCCCAGCAAGAGCCATTTTTCCAGTACCTTTTAGAAGAGCCATTCCAGCGCTCTTCATAAAGCCGCCAAAACCACCGCCTTGACTACCATCATTTTCTTCAGCAGTTTTTGTACCAGTAGAATCTCCCATGCTGCCAGAAAGTAAATTTCCAGCACCAGAGCCTGGTTTAGCGTTCTTTAGATTTTTAGCTATTTCCGCAGATAAGTCGCGGGTACGTTCAAGTTCTTTATTTAACTGTTTAAAGGCAGACGTAAGATCGGCAACAAGCTCGGTCTTACGACCGAAAATGCCACCACCGCCACTTGTTCCCATGGCTGTGCCGGTATCTTTTTTAGCCAACACTAACTCCTACGTCTGTTAATGGCTCTTTCAAGCCAGTTCTTTCTTTCTCTGAAAGACAATGACAGTACATCTGTCAAAGTCCAGCCGGGGTATGCGCGAGTTAGTGCTTCAAATTGGTCCAGTAAGTTTTCGTAATCTTCGTGCTTATATGCGAAACAAAGCAGCTAAGGTCAACGGCATAGGAATATCCTCACCGCATGCCTCGCATGCCTTCTTCACCTCCCCAAGGCGTGGGCCTGGGTTGCGCTCAAGAATTTCTTGAACAATTGCTTCGCGGTCTTTCCAACTCAACTTTAATACTGTTGACGCTCCAATAGATGGACTTCCATTAATTGAAGCCACACAACCCGCTAAAAGAATTGTGTTTAGTTCAGCTGAGTTTTTATCTGAGTTTTCAAGCAAACGACGTTGTGTAATTCCCGTAGGAAGTCCAACAACTACCGTTCCTAATTTGGATTCGTAAGTCCAAAGACGATCTTCTTTTGGATCCTTTAATTCCACAATAGGAATGTCCTTATTTAGATCCAGAACTATAGTTTGTTCTGTTCTACAGGACGGACAAGTGCCTGTGAAATCAATTGTGTTTCCAAAGGTTGCCCTACGGATTCCGATTAATATCGCATCTCTGTCGCCCGAAAGAAGAGTTTCTAAATCTTCTTTAGACGCTGATTCCATTCCTAAACTAACTAAACCTCTTTGAAGCATTGTGTTTAGAGCACGACCAGTAGATCCTGATCTAGCAACCGCTTCTTCATCGGCTCCGTTTAGTTCCCGTACTTCTGCGTACTTAACTAAGGCGCCTTCCCGGTTAATGTATCCGCCGGGAAGAGCAACCTCAGTATCAGACGGAGCCTGTGTTGTTACTTTTGCCACAGGCTCTGCTGCTAAAGCTTTGACCGCTTGGTTAACGACTTTTGGATCTGAAATTAAATCTGCCACGTTTTGTGTCTCCTAATTGTTTAGAGTGCTGCTGGCCTTACTGGATCGTACCCACCGTTGCCATTGGTAAAGAATACCGAAAGTCCTTCGTGTACGAGTCCGAGGGTTTCAACCATAAGGTTGTTTCCACCAGCATCTAGGTCAGAGTAGTTCAAGGTTGAGATCCATGCGTTGTGCACGTGGAATCCCATCTTTGGGTTGTTTGCTCCGCCTTCGCCGCTTGTTGTTGCTGTTGCATTGCTTGCTGCTGGATGATCAAGAACATAAATCTTGATATCGCAACGGAAATCGTTTCCGCTAGTTAGAGCAATTCCGTCTCCGGCTGCTGCCGCAAACAATGTACGCATCCAATCAATAGCCTGGTTGTTACCAAAGATAACTCCACGATCCATTGTAATTGGGTTGAAAGTTGTCATACCAGGTACCTGGTGAATTGTGGTGTTGTAGCCACCTTCACGGTACGCGATACTTTGTGTATTGATTCCTAGACCACTGATTGAACGGAATCCTCCAGTAAACCCGGTGATTCGCTTATCAACCTTAGAACCTTGTTGTGGTGGAAGGAATTCAGCGATAAATCGAAACGAGCGTAACGGATCGGTCGCTACACTCGAGAACCGATTAATAGTTGTATCTGGCATTTTTTATTTTCTCCTTTACGCCGTAGTAACGGTGGTTCCACCGTCAAACTGACCAATTTTAATAACTACGAATTCGGCTGGGCGTTGTAGAGCCACACCAACTTCGATGTTAACGAGTCCAGCGTCAATAGACAGTTGTGGATTCAATTCAGTATCGCACTTTACATAGAAAGCTTGAGCTGGTACTGATCCACGGAGACCGCCTGAACGCCAGAAGTTATTGAGGAAGCCTTCCAAGGTTGCAACAATTCGACGCCAAGTTCTTTCGTCGTTTGGCTCAAAGATTGCAAACTGGGTTAGCTCTGATAAGGACTTACGTAGATAGATGAGTGTACGACGAACAGGAACATACTTATCTACATAAGTATTAAGAAGAGTGCGTGAACCCATTACTACAATTCCAGAACCTGGAACGAACTTAATTGCGTTTACAGCAGCAGTATTGCTGTTCATTGCGTCCAACTCTGAGTTAGTAATTGGGCGAACTGAAACAGCTCCACCTACTCTTGCGCTTAATCCCGCTGGAGCCTTGAACACTCCACGAGATGCGTCTGTTCCAAGATATAGACCTACAATTGCTCCGCCAGGAACTGCTTGACGAGTAACCCCAGGAACAGTTGTTGCTGGATCTTTAATTGTAATATGTGGGTAATAAACCGCTCCGTAAGAAGAGGCAGTGTATGAGTCTGCTGCAGTAATTTGATTTGCTACAGAGTCAAACACAGGGTCGATAACTACGAAAACATCTCCTCGGTTTTCAGCCCAAGTCAAAATATTTCCCACAGCAGTTGATCCTGTAATTCCCGGGGCGTTTAGAACCAAAGAATTAAAGATGGTATCAAATTGTGTTACAGCGCTTGCAATATCTGCTTCAGAAGGTGTTCCGGCTCCATTGCTTCCAGCTGCCAAAGATTGGTTGCTAGAAACTACTGGTAGTCGAGTTGCTCCTGTAGATGTAGCTATCTCATCTACTGCTGTAATGTACTTAGACTGTGAGTTAATAATTGAAATTGCGTATCTATCTTGTCCAGGAGTCATAGTTAGATCGGTAAATCTTTCTACGACATCGGAAGAAGCTACGCCG